TCGTCCATGCGCGCGACATCGCAGCTTTCTATGGCCTTGACATCCGAGACGTGTGGCCCGCCGTGCACGGCAACGAGATGGGTCAGCGGGTGCCCTACAACACTGGCACCCAGATGGCCAGTAACCGCACGGAGCATTACTGGCGCCCCGAGCAGGACGCCTATGGCCAGACCCACATGATTGAGGACGAGCGGGAGGTGCCGCAGACTGTCGATACCGATGATGGCATCTATGCGCGCCTCAGCGACGTGCTCTACTATGCTAAGGCCAAGGGCTGGGCGAAGGGCGCTGGGCTGCCGCAGGGTGCCAACCAGGCGGCTACAGACGTGGCTGGGATCGCTTCGGCCGTCGTGCAGGCGCTGATCGTCGCCGGCGTCATCAAGTCTGCCCCAGTGACGCCGGTGCTGCCGATTGACCCGCCAGACATCGCCGCGATCGATCTCCTCGATCCGCTGATGGCACCGAAGCCGAAGCGCACCCTCTCTCCCGAGCATCAAGCCAAGCTGGCTGCTGGGCGGGAAGCGGCTGCCAAGGCCAAGCGTGCCAATGTGGTGATCGGGTGAGCGCGATCGTCCAGAGGCTCGTGACCATCTCGGAGCTGGTGTATCCGGTAGAGACAGTCATGTTCATCACCTCGACCAACTGGGGGCTGCTGGCGAAAGAGCTGGCTACCGAGTATGGCGACGATTTCGTGGTCCTGAACAAGCGCATGACCAAGCAGAACTTCTCCCGCCTGCAGATCGGCAAGCTCATAGTCGTCAACAGTGGCACCGAGGACCAGGGCGTTTGTGACTATGCCAACCAGGAGGCTGCGGCCAAGGCCAACTTCCGAGCCAAGGCTGACCGTGCTTACGCGCCCGACGTGCGGGCGAAGGTGGATGCCGTCTGGGATGATTTTATTAGCAACGATCCCGATGCGGACAAGCGGCAGAAGGCGCCGGACGCATGACGACCCTGTTCAACCCGTTGCGTGGGCAGCACTACGGCCCGTGGCGCTTGGCCCACGCTTTCCGGCGGTCAGTGTGGCGGGTGTTCTTCCAAAACTTGCGTTATGAACTGATCGACAAGTGGAGGTGGCGTCGGTGAAAATCTACGTCGGGATGCCTTGCGGCGAGACCATCCAGTCCCGGACAGTGATCTGCCTGGTGGCCCTCGTGGCCTCTTCGCGGGTGCATCGTGTAAACCTCCACCTGGACACCTACTGCGACCGCGGCCATAACTCGATTGTGTCCCACGCTTTGGAAACCGGCGCCGATGCGATCATGTTCATCGACAGCGATCAGGAGTTTCCGGCCGACGCGCTGAACAGGTTGGAGGCTCACAACCTCCCTGTCGTCGGTGCTACCTACCGGAAGCGGCAGCCGCCGCACGACCTTATGGGGCGCTGGCCGGATGGCGAGCTCTACGTCGGCACCCCGGTAGGATTGCAGGAAGTCCAATGGATACCCTCGGGGCTGATGTTGGTCTGGCGGGAGGTATTCGAGAAGACGCCCTATCCCTGGTTTGGCAACCTCTATGGCAAGAAGCCGGAGGAGTTCGTCGGCTCGGATATTGCCTTCTGCCGCAAGGCGCGCGCGCTCGGGGGCTACAAGGTCCACTGTGATTTCGATCTTAGCCGGCAGGTCACTCACCTCGCGCAGGTGCCATTGGCCTACGGCGGCGCGTTATGACCTTCGAGGAAGTTGGCGAGGCTGGTGGTCTCTGTGCCCGGTGGCTGCATCGAGCTATGCTTAATCTTTCACGGGATCAGTTGCTCGCTGTCGTTTCTCGCCTTCACGAGCTTGGGATCGAGTTTCCAGTTCCTGCTAGATTTACGGCACACCTGGGCACGACGGACCCGCCTCAGTCTCTCGCTTGAACCTGGGCTGGGTGGGGCCATTTAACTTAGGTATGGGCGCTTCACCCTCCGATCTGCCTGGTGGCTCGGCCGCCTTGCGAGGTTCGTTCGAGAAGCGAGCCTCGAAGATTATATCGAACGCGGCCCTCCACGATCTGGTAGTCGACCTGGCGGTGGCAGTCGACAAGAGCAACCGGAAGCTCGATCGGATTATCGAGCATCTAAGGATTGAGGAGACCCCATGAGAATGCTCGTATCCGGTGCCCTGTTCGGCTACCTGGCGCTGTTCGCAGCGACCGCGCAGGCCCAGGAGGGTTGTATTGCCGTGCCGTTCGTGACGGTGTGTGCGCCAGCTCCCGATGTCTATGTCGACCCCTACTACGGGTCGCCTGAGTACGTGCCCGAGTATGCTCCTTATGGTGGCGACCGTGGGCGTAGTTCCCCGCGCGGCGGTGAGCATCGCGGTGGCGACCGGGGTCATGAGGGAGGCCGGCGATGACCCTGATCCTCGAAGTCGTCCTCATCGTTTGTATGCTCATGTGGTTCTTCGCCTGTTTGCCGATCCCGCAGACGGCGCCCTATGACCGCAGCTCTCGCCTCCTGGCTTGGATTTGCGTGTTCATCCTGTGCCTCCTGGTTTTCGGCGGTTTTGGTCCTGCCGGCGCCGGACGCATGTGACATCCTTGACACGCTGGCAGTTGCAACTATATCACTTCTAGAGGCCCATAACTCGTAAGAGCGGGCTTCTAGAGCGATCGGCCCCCGCAAGGACAAGGCCACCGACACGACCCGGTGTTCTAACCTTCCTTGTGGATGAGGATCATGGCCGACCCGTTCGAAATCTCCATGTACACGACGCAGTTCACCACGACCTTTGAGCTGCTTCTGCAGCAAGAAGTCTCGCGCTTGCGCGGCCTGGTGGACAGCAAGGGCTACATCGGCAAGCAGGCCGCCGTGGTCAACCAGATCGGCGCCCTGGAGTTCAAGGCTCCCGCCGGCCGCTATTCGCCGCTGCAGTTCCAGATCGCGCAGTACACCCGGCCTTGGGTGTTCCCGACCGATCGTGACGTGGCGGTCCCCTTCGATACGTTCGACGAACTCAAGAGCATCGCGGACCCCAAGGCTGTCATCAGCCAGTCGGTGGTCGCGGCTGCCAACCGTTTCTTCGACGACATCATCATCAACGCCGCCTTCGGGACGACCCAGCGCGGGCAGGACGCCAATTCCCTGGTCCCCGAGACTTTCCCGACTACCGCGTCGACCACGACTAGCTCGACCGCCCCCTATGGTGGGTTCCTGGTGGTCGATACGTTCGGGAGCGGCGCCAGCGTCGGCATGACCTTCAACAAGATCAGGGAGGCGCGGCGTGTCCTGCGCCACTATGAGAACAACCTCGACGCCGAGACCCTGACCTTGGTCGGTGGCTCGCAGCAAGAGAGCGACATGCTCGGCCAGGTCGAAGTCATCGACAAGCGGTTCAATGACCGCCCGGTGGTCGAGAACGGCAAGGTGACCGGCATCCTCGGGACCAATGTGGTCATCTCCGAGCGGCTGAACACCTCCAGCTCGAATGCGCTGCGCAACACCATCCTGTTCGTGCGCTCGGGCCTGCACCTCGGCATCTGGAAGGAAATGTCGACCCGGATCGACAACCGGCAAGACCTGACTTCGCAGCCGTGGCAGCTCTACAGCATGATCTCGGCCGGCGCCTGCCGCACTCAGCTCGGCAAGGTTGTCCAAGTAAATTGCGCGGACACTACAGGCGGGGATATAACCTTCTAAAGGTTAGAGTAAGTATCATGAAATATTCTGTTCCACTTCGCCAGATATTCGTCGCAGGCAGTCCTGTCAGGACTTTCCAGCGATGCTATCATCAGGTTATGCTTTCTGCAAAGCAGATCGCGAACTTGATGCGGCTCGTGCCGGTGGTCTATGTCGAGCGGAAGTTGCTTGCCGCAGATGGTGCAGAGACCATTCTGAGCAGCGAACCGATCAAGGTCGGCTTGCGTGAGCTTGTAGCGGTTCCGATTGACAGCCGCTTTGCGCTTCGCGGAAGTGCTGTAGGCCAAGAGGGTCTCCTGCCGGGCGGGGGTAAGTTTGTAGGCAGCTATGTGAGCGCGCCCATGCTCCGACTGCTGGTAGCGGCGAGAGCGGGCTTTGCCAGCTTCCGTCCGGTTGTACACAGCTTCAGATCGACGGTTCGCGGCTTTGCCA